CACAGGATATGGTGTGGGTTCCTAACCCTGGACCACAGACACGAGCGCTTGAGAGTGAAGCGGACGAGCTTTTTTATGGAGGGAGCGCTGGAGGAGGTAAGAGTGACCTGGTGATTGGGGCAGCTCTTACCAGGCATCAACGGTCATTGATTCTTCGCCGATTCAATGAGGACGCCCGGGACCTGGCAGAGCGTCTCTTAACCGTGGTGGGGTCCAGAGACGGGTACAATGGTCAGCTCCTCCGGTATCAGACTGATAAGCTCTTGATCGAGTTTGGAGGTTGTAAGGAGGAGAAGGACAAGCAGCGGTACAAAGGAAGACCGCATGACCTCATCGCGTTTGATGAGGTGTCTGACTTCCTGGAGAGTCAGTATCGATTCATCATTGCCTGGAACCGCTCGGTGGACCCCAAGCAGCGGGTACGGGTTATTTGTACAGGAAACCCTCCGACCACAGCAGAGGGACTCTGGGTGATTCGGTACTGGGCTGCGTGGCTTGACGACAGGCACCCGAACCCTGCGAGAGAAGGAGAGCTGCGCTGGTATACCACCGGTGAGGACGGGAAGGAGCATGAGGTGGATGGCCCTGGGCCTCATCTTATTCATGGGGAGTCTGTTCTGGCTAAGTCTCGCACCTTTATTCGGGCTCGATTGGACGATAACCCTGAGCTAACTCAAACTGAGGATTATCGCACCACGTTGGCCGCTCTCCCTCCAGAGCTTCGCGCTGCGTATCGGGATGGAAGGTTTGACCAGAGCATCAAGGACGACCCTTGGCAGGTGATACCTACAGAATGGATTATTGCTGCCCAGGAGCGTTGGACTGAGCGCCCGTATGACGGGGTGCCTATGTGCGCCATTGGCGTAGATGTGGCGCAGGGTGGGGATGATAACAATGTACTGGCACCACGGTATGACGGATGGTATTCGAGGTTGATCGTGGTGCCTGGGTCAGAGACTCCTCTACGGATATTGGGGGTGTTGTAGTAGCGCATCGTAAGAATGACGCGGTTGTGGTGCTGGACTGTGGGGGTGGTTATGGGGGCGCTCCGTACAAAGCTTTGAAGGAAAATGGCATCACAGTGAAGGCTTATAAGGGGTCCGAGCGTTCGACTGCAAGGACGGTGGATGGTAAACTGGGACTTCATAATAAGCGGACTGAGGTGTATTGGAGATTCAGGGAGGCTCTTGACCCTTCACAGCAGTGGGGCTCCCCTATAGCGCTTCCTCCTGACCAGGAGCTTTTGGCCGACCTCACGGCACCCAGGTATGAGGTACGAAATGGGGCGGTTGTTCTTGAGAGAGCGGAGAAGGTAAAGGAACGCATTGGGCGTTCTCCTGATAAAGGCTCCGCTGTGGTTCTTGCTTGGAGCGAGGGGCAGAAGGCGATTGCTCATCTGTACTCCACGGAGCAGGGACGATTGAATGCTGAGATGGGGCTTAAGCGGCGTAACAGAAAGCCCCAGGTTGTTTTGGGGAAGCGTTACAGGGCGCGTGAGTTGAGGAAGATGTCATGAGTGGTTTGTTCAAGAGTAAGGCTCCTCCGTTGCCGCCTGCGCCTACTCCGTTGGCGCCTATGCCTGAGCCTGTTCAGGCTGATGAGTCCAAGCTCAAGGCTAGCTCGAAGAGGCGTATGGCCAAGAAGTATGGTGGCCGAGGGCGAGCTGGCACGATGCTCGGGGGTGCTGTGATGACACCGCTGGGGGGCTCTTCGTCTGGCGTGATGACGAGGTAACAGGTCATGGAACCTACGGTGCTCTCTGAAGACGCTCGCACCCTTCTTAGCTGGAGCAAGAAGCTGTTCGACAAGAAGAAGCAGCTTCATACTCTATGGCAGGAGATTGCCGAGAACTTTTACCCGGAGAGGGCAGACTTCACGTATCGGCGTTCTCTAGGGGACGAGTTCGCAGAGCACCTGATGGACAGCTTCCCTGTGCTGGTGCGTAGGGACCTGGGTAACTCGATTACTTCCATGCTTCGTCCTGCCAATAAAGACTGGGGCGAGATGACGATTCGCAATGAGGATATGCTCGATAATGCGAGTCGTCGTTGGCTTGAGTGGGCCTGGCAGAGGCAGCGTCAGTACATGTATGACCGGGCATCCAACTTTACCCGGGCTACCAAGGAAGGGGACCATGACTTTGCTGCCTTTGGCCAGGCGGTGATTCATGTTGGATACAACAGGGCAAGAAACGGGCTCCTGTATACCACTCATCATCTTCGTGACTGTGCGTGGGCAGAGAATGAGGAAGGCTTCACGGACCAGATTTTTGTGAAGCGTCGTTTGCCTGCGCTTCAGGTGTATAAGCTTTTCAAGGGCAACGTGCACCCGAAGGTGGCTGAATATGTGAATAGCAACAATGGCAAGGACCGGCTCAGAGAGGTTGAGTTCCAGCACGTTATTGTTCCTGTAGACATGTACCCGGAGGCTGCTTCTGGGAATCTTCCGTACGTGTCTTTGTACATCGACACCGAGAACGAATATGTGATGGAGGCTCTTGCCTCCCGACGCAAGCAGTATGTGATTCCTCGGTGGCAGACGGTGAGTGGGTCACAGTATGCATATTCGCCTGCGTCTATCACGGCTCTTCCTGACGCGAGACTGATTCAGGCCATGACCTTGACACTCCTCGAGGCTGGGGAGAAGTATGTGAATCCCCCCATTGTGGCTGTAGAGGAGGCTGTACGGTCAGATGTAGCTCTGTATGCGGGTGGATTGACCTGGGTTGATTCAGATTATGACGAGCGCCTGGGTGCTGCTCTTCGTCCTCTTACGCAGGACAAGTCAGGCATGCCCATCGGGTTTGAGATGAGTGACAGGCAGAAGGCTCAGATTACGGAAGCCTTCTATCTCAACAAGATTGCTATGCCTCGCCTCGAGAAGGAGGCCACCGCGTTTGAGGTGGGGCAGCTTGTGCAGGAGTATATTCGCCAGGCTCTTCCTCTATTCGAGCCGTTGGAGTATGAGTACAACGGAGGGCTTTGCGAGGAGACCTTCGACCTGCTCTTCTGGGGTGGGGTGTTTGGTTCACCGCTGGATGTTCCAGAGCGGCTTCTGGGGGCGGACATCGAGTTCAAGTTCCGTAGTCCGCTGCATGACGCGGAGGGCAAGGAGAAGGGTCAGCGTATCCTCGAGGTCTCGGCGGTGCTCGAACCTCTCATGGCTCTTGACCCAACGGTGGCGTCTAACCTCGACATTCACAGCGCGTTCAGAGACGCGCTCGAGGGCATGGATGTTCCGTCCAAGTGGCTTCTGTCCGAGGAGGATGCGGCTCAGGTTGTGATGTCTCAGAAGCAAGAGATGGCTCTGCGGAATGCGATTGAGACTGCAGGAGGGGCGGCTGAGGTTGCCAGGACTGCAGGGCAAGCGGGGCAGGAGATAAATAATGCACAGCAACAGGAGCAAGCCTGATGCGTCCCTCCCCTGGGTTCCGTCATACAGGCTCGATACCGAGGAAGGTAGGTTCCAGCATGCACAGGACTGTAAAGCTTTACAGCTCCTTGCTGCAGGGGAATGTCCTCCGCATCTCCAGAAGCGTGCCTTGGAGATGATTATCTACAAGTTATGCGGGACCTACGACATGGAGTTTCGCCCCGGTGGAGAGGACGGGAGAAGGGCTTCTGACTTTGCAGGAGGTAAGCGCTGGGTGGGAACCCAGATCGTGACCATGTTGAGAGTGAATACTGCGGCCTTGGTCCGTGGTGCTAAGGGCGAGCCCAAAGAGCAGGGCTAACTATAACCGCTCCGCTGGCAGCGGATAACCGGAGATAAATGACGATGGAGCTTTATCAAGAAGACGTGAACCCTGGTGATGGTAATGACCAGACTCCTAATCCGGGGGATGGGGATACTGGAACTCCTACGCTGGTAGGGGGAGGTGATGGAGCAGAGCCGACACCGAAGGGGCCGATGGACTGGCCTGAGGACTGGCGTACTCGGTTGGCTGGGGATGATGAGTCCGAGGCCGAGAGGCTTTCTCGGTTCCAGTCACCGAAGGATGTCTGGGAGTCGTATCGGAACCTGGAGAAACGTTTCAGTGACGTGAGCAAGCGGTCTCTTCCTCCGGAGGATGCTTCAGAGGAGGTTCTTGCTCAGTGGCGCAAGGAGAACGGTCTTCCGGAGAATCCCGAGGGGTATCTGGAGCAGATGGGAGACCTTGAGATTGGCGATGAGGACAAGCCAATTCTGGAGGAATTCTTCAAGGCAGCACATAAAGGTTTGGTACATCCGGATGCTGCGAAGGAGATCGTTTCCTGGTATTATCATCAGCGTGAAGAGGAGGTTGCAGCCAGGGCCGAGGCAGATGTTCAGGCCATGAAGGTTGCGGAGGACGAGCTTCACGGGGAGTGGGGGAACGATTTCAGGGGGAATATCAACGCTATCAACGGGCTTCTTGACCTGGCTCCAGAGGGGGTGAAGGATAAGCTTCTAAGCGCGCGGATGGCGGACGGCACCCCGGTGATGAGCGACCCTGGCACGTTGAGGTTTTTGATGACCATCGTGAACCAGGTGAATCCGGCGGGGACCATTGTTCCTTCGGGAGGAATGAACCAACTCTCTACGGTGGAGGACCGCATCAGCGAGATCGAGACCATGATGCGGGAGAACAGGAAGGCGTACAACAACGACCTTAAGGTGCAGGAGGAGTATCGCAAGCTTATCACGGCGCGCGAGACTCTGAAGCAGAGGGGCGGGTAATCCCGCGAACAGAGGAGAAGCTACACGGACCCAGTGACGGCTCCGGTTTCGGACAACCCGTGCGACGGGGCTTCGTGTTGACTAAGTCAACAGGGGAGTCAAAATGGCTGACACGGCATTTCAGACCCAGTACAGGCAGGAGTTCATTGCTGGGTTCGAGCAGCATCAGTCGCTACTTCGTGACGGGGTGACGACTGAGGCTGTCATTCGAGGTAACACCGCTACGTTTCTGGTTGCTGACAGTGGCTCGGCTACTGCTGTGACCCGAGGCACGAACGGTCTTATCCCGGCTCGTCCGGACTCGCTGACCCAGAAGTCGGCTACTCTGGCAGAGTGGCATGACCTTGTTCGCAAGACGAACTTCAACATCTTCGCGAGCCAGGGGAATCAGCGAGAGATCATGCAGATGACCACCATGGCTGTGGTTAATCGCAAGATTGACTCGGATATTCTTAGCGCTCTTTCGGGTGCTACGAATAACACGGGCTCGGCTACTACTGCGTCTCTGCAGCTCGCGCTGCATGCTAAGACGATTCTTGGTAACAACGCGGTTCCGTTCGACGGGCAGATTTGCGCGGTGATTAGTCCCGCGTTCGAGGCGTATCTGCTTCAGGTCAAGGAGTTCGCGAACGCGGACTACGTGACCCGTAAGCCGATGGCAGGGGCTGACACGGCGTGGGCTGACCAGCCCGGGTACTACGTGTGGATCGGTGTGAAGTGGATCGTGCATCCCAATCTCACCGGTGGCGGTACCAGTTCCGAGTCGTGCTATATGTGGCACAAGAGCGCGGTGGGTCATGCGGTCGATATGGACGGGCTCGAGACCCCGGTCGGGTACGATGAGGAGCAGGCGTACTCATGGGCTCGGTGCTCGATCACCATGGGCTCGGTTCTGCTGCAGAACTCGGGCATCGTCAAGATGACGCATGACGGTTCGGCGTTTGCGTAAGGGAGAATGAGCGATGGCATATAGCACTTCTTCGCCGCCGGTCAAGCTGGTTGACGGCGTCATGGGTGGTGGAGCTGCTGGTCGTGGTGGTGCGGTGTGGTTCTACATGTCGGCGGACGATGACGCTACGGTCATGGGCGCCGGCTATGTGAGCAATGCTCAGGACCTGGGCATGAAGGTGGGTGACTTTGTCCTCATCTACGACACCACCAATACCAAGGGCTCGGTGGCCTTTGTCACTGCGGTGAGTTCCTCGGGTTCCACCATGGGCTTTGCGGCGGTCTCGTAACCGTTGCTATCGGAAATGGAGGCCGGGGGTACGTCTGTGCCCTCGGCCTCTTTGGTAAAAGAGGTAATGAAAGATGGCTCTTCCTGAAGCAAGAATGCAGCTCGCCGAGTACAAGCGCAACGCTTTTGTGGTTGTGGTAGACGAGACCGTGAGCATGGAGATGCTCTTGGAGCCTGAGTTCTGGGCTCATGTCTCCAGCAAGATGAAGGCGTTTGACCGGGTGGAGGTTCAGTCCGAGGAGGGGTTGTTTTGGGCTGAGCTTCTGGTGGTGCGAGCAGGTTCTACGTGGGCCAAGATGATGGTCCTGAAGCATGTTCCTTTGGAGGCTTCACCGGTGAAGGAGGAAGACGAGCTGCCCGAGGGGTTGGAGGTGAAGTTTCGGGGTCCTCAGCTTCGGTGGTCCGTGATTCGTAGCGCGGACAAGAAGGTGATCAAGGAGCAGATTCCTACCAAGGGGGAGGCATACGCTGCGGCCAGAGAGTACCATAAGCTGGTAGCCGCGTGACTTGAGCCATGACCACACAACTGAAGCTCTATAACAGAGCATGTCAATTCCTCGGTGAGACCCGTCTTGCCAGTCTCACCGAGAATCGTATTGTCAGGTTTGAGCTGGACGATGTGTGGGAAGATGGAGGGGTGCGAAGGTGCCTCGAGGCAGGGCTCTGGAACTTCGCCATGCGAAGTGTTGAGGTGTCATATGACCCTGACGTAACTCCTGACTTCGGGTATCAGTATGCATTCAGCAAACCTTCTGACTGGGTACGTACTGCTGCGATGTGCAGTGACGAGTATTTTCAGGTCCCGTTGCTGGCGTACGTGGATGAGCAGGACTACTGGTATTGTGACCTTGACACCATCTACATTTCGTACGTTTCCGATGACAGTAATTACGGAGGGGACCTGAGCCGTTGGCCTGAGACATTCGCGGACTATGCGGCTATGTACTTTGCCGTGCGGGTGGCTCCGGTTCTCATGAAGAATAACACCAGAGGCAGGCAGGCGTTGAAGAAGGAGCTTCGTCGAACGCTGATTGACGCCAAGAACAAGGACGCCATGAACGAGCCTGTCAAGTTTCCTGCAGAGGGCAGTTGGTCTAGGTCTCGTAGGGGGAACACTTCCAGGCTGGACCGGGGCAGCCGTAGTGTTCTCATGGGGTAGCCTGAGATGGCTGCCGGCAATGTTCCTCTTTACGCCTTTAATCGAGGCATCATTGACCCGCTCGCCCTGGCCCGAGTTGATCTCGGGCGGATGGCGCTGTCTGCTGAGACTCAGACCAACTTCATTCCTCGCTCCCTAGGGAGCATGTCGCTTCGCCCGGGGCTGAAGTATACGGGCACTACAAAGTCCAATAACAAGGCTTTCTTCATCCCGTTCGTCTATTCCACCACAGATACGGCAGAGATTGAGATCACTGATTCTGTCATGAGGGTATGGGCGAATAATGTCCTGGTTACCCGCACCTCGGTGAGTACCTCGGTTTCTAACGGGACGTTTGATACGGACCTGTCTGGGTGGACAGATAACGACGACTCCGGGGCCACTTCTTCCTGGGCTTCGGGTGGATACCTCAGCCTGCAGGGGTTCTCTGGGGTAAGGGCGAGT